TGTGGGTTACAAACAATCACATTCTCCCTGAGGATGGTGACCTGACTGTGAAGTTCAAAGTTGATCCAGATGGAATGGGATCATCACGCAATGTTACTTTCCGCTTGGAGCAATCGTCAATTTACCGAGAGAGTGGAAGTGATTTGGCTTACTTCGAGATTTTTGCTGTGGATGCTAGAGCAGATCTGACGCGTTTAATTTCCTCTCCAACTCTTGATGGTCAATTTGTGGCCAAGTACGTGGGTTTGAATCGTGATTGCAGTCCACGCGACACGCAGGTGCGTGCGGTTGTAAAGACATCGGAGCATTGTGCTGCTCATGATAGGGTTTACACATATTGGCGTGGTATGGTTGAGCAAGATACTGTCAATGGTGATTGTGGTACCGTTATGGTGGGCATCAAACCAACCGTAGCGATTCTTGGTTTGCACCAGCTCGGTGGTTCACAGAATATGGCCTTTGCTGTGAAGTTGAATCAGAGTAGCTTGGCACGAGCTAGGGGCTTCTTTACGCGACCACTGATCCAAGCTAGTGCTCCACGCATTAGTAGCAATGATGTCAAGAAAGTCGTTGGACCTCTGAGCCATCGTTCACCATTGAGATGGCTAAAGGAAGGCTCCATTACTGTCTTTGGTTCATTTATCGGATACATTGTGCGAAAACGTTCCCAAGTGAGTTCCACTTTGTGTGGTGACTACATCAAGAGCATCCGCAATTGGAACGTGCCGTTCGGCCGTCCTGATTTGTCTGATTGGCGTCCTTGGCATCTCGCCTACAAGGACATTCTGAACCAGGAAAATATCGCTTCACGAAGTATCATCAAGCAGGCTGTGGCCGGTTATGTTTCTGATGTTTGCGCTGGTTTGTCTGAGGATGACAAAGCTAACTTGCGAATTATTTCTGATCATGCAGCTATCAATGGTATTGCTGGTGTGCAGTACATTGACAAGATGAACTTCAATTCGTCAATTGGTGAACCATTTAACAAGTCCAAGAAGTGGTTTATGGTACCAGCACCTACAGAGGAACAACCAAAAGCTCGTATGTTCAATGATGAGATCATGGAGCGTGCAGCAGCGATCGAAAATCAGTACAAGCAGGGCATTCGAGCATGTCCTGTTTTCAGTGGTCAACTAAAGGATGAGGCGCGTGCTCAAGCTAAAATTGATGCTGGGAAAGTCAGAGTCTTCACAGGTGCTCCCGGTGATTGGTCATTTGTTGTGCGCAAGTATCTTTTGTCCTTCGTGAAGGTGGTCCAGGAGAATAAGATGCTGTTTGAAGCTGCCCCCGGTTGTGTCACACAATCGTTGGAATGGGAAACGTACAGGGAGTACCTTACTCAGTTCGGGGAGGATCAAATTGTGGCTGGAGATTATGGTAAGTTCGACAAGAAAATGACAGCCGAGTTCATTTTGGCTGCCTATGATGCCATTGCTGCGATCCTGAAATTTGCGGGCTGGACTGATGAGGATTTGTTAATTGTTTACGGTATTGCTGAGGACACAGCGTACGCGTATATCAATTGCAATGGCGATTTGGTTATGACTTATGGTGCCAATCCTTCAGGACACCCACTCACTGTGATCATTAATAGTATCGTGAATGCTCTCTATTTGCGTTACTGTTACATCGTCTTAAACCCCAAGAAAGAATGCTCAACTTTCAAGAAGATGGTCGCCTTATTGACATATGGTGATGATAATGTCATGGGCGTGTCTAAATCTATTCCATGGTTTAACCACACTGCAATGGTGGAGGTGTTGGCATCCATAGGTGTGGAGTACACGATGGCTGATAAGGAAAGTGCGTCGACACCGTACATCAATATTAGCGAGGTGGCATTCCTAAAGCGTACGTGGCGCTGGGACAGTGATGTAGGTGCTTACTTGTGTCCTCTTGATGAAGTTTCGATCCACAAGATGTTGTGCATCAACATTCCAAGCAAGACGATTTCACGTGAGGCTCAAATGTTGTTCGTCATGAGGAGTGCTATCGATGAGTATTTCTTCTATGGACGGGAGCGTTTTGAGCAAGAGCGTGAGTTCCTGTTGAGTGTGGTAGCTACGTTCGGCTTGGGTCCCGAATACCGCCTCAACCCCTTTCCGACATGGGATATGCTGTACGAGCGCTTTTGGCGCGCGTCGGAGGGAATTTATGTTGGAAGACTGGGTGTGTGCTACAGCCGCCCGGAGTAATCCAAACCATCTGTTGTCAATGTTTTGTTGTCTGAGTTTATTGTTTGTTTTTGCGTAATAAATAAGTGTGTCAAAATGTTTTGGGTGTGTGCTACAGCCACCCGGAGTAATCCGAAACCATCTGTTGCCAATGTTTTGTTGTCTGTGTTTATTGTTTTTTCATGTTCTTGCGTAATAAATAAGTGTGCCAAAATGTTGTAACTCACACGCCCCGTCGTGTTCGCCTTTTTAGGAGTGAGGGTTCAGAGTGCCCGTGAAGTTCATGTTCCTACGTGAGTTTGAGGAGATTTGCGTATTTGTGTTTTAAATTTTTCCTTACTAAACAAACAGAAAAAA